CAGCGCGTGCGCGTCGACCTCCAGCGTCGCGCCCTGGTAGCGGGTGACCTGCGCCGACGGGATGATCGTGGCCACGCAGGACTGGATGACGCCAGAGCCGGTGCGGGTGATGCGCAGCGACGCGGTATAGCCTGCAGTGATGTCGGCCGCCCCGGTTTCCTGCGCGCCGCCGATCGTCGTGCTGGTGCCGGAGAACGCAAAGAACTGCTCGGCGACATAGGTCGCGACGGTGGTGATCGTGGAAACCGTCGTTCCGTCCTGGAACAGATTCTGCCCGAAATCGCCGCCGACGATGTCGTTCTCGGTATTGCCCCCAGGCACCGTGGCGCTGTAGTTGCCCAGCAGCGTCGCCGATGCGTAGGAGTTTTGCGGCTGCGGGACGCCGTTCACCACGTCCTGAAACATGTCGCCGGAATTGATCTGCGTGACCGATGTCACCGGGGTGAGCTGCGCGACAGCGACGCCGATGCCTGCGACGAGTGCCAGACCAGCCGCGCCGAGCAAGAGTTTCTTCATGAGGGGTCTCCGTGGAGTGGCTGGGTTACTGGATCGTGGCGCCGGTCAGGTACTCGGTCGAAGCTCCGCCGCCATTGGTGACGGCCGCCGAGAAGGTGATCCCGAGGTAGGAGCCGGGCAAAAGCGTGGTGCCGGTGACGGTCACGGTCTGGTTCGACGCCGTCGTGATCGGGCAGGTGACCGCGCCGGAGGCGATGAGGGTCGATCCCTGCGCACCAGTGGTGGTGTTTTCCAGATATGCGGCGCCGGTCATCGTATGCACCGATGCCGTGCTCGATCCGTTGAGGTAGTAGCAAGAGATGCCGAGCGTGAGGTTCGTGCCGGCGATGTAGTTCGGCGGCAGCACGAACTCGACATAGGCGACGTTCGAGGTGGACCCGGATGAAGTGGCCGTGCCGACCAGATAGGCGCCAGTGCCGGGGGAGACGGTCAGGCCGAACACGGTGCCGGACGCGGAGGTGCCCATCATCACGCCGGTCGCGGTCCGCATGTCGGTCACGCGCAGCGGCGTGAGCGTCAGGCCCGTGGTCGCGCTGACGGCGCCGGCCGTCGTCAGGAACGTGCCCCCGGCGTTCGTGGGGATCGCGTTGCCGTTGATCGAGGTCATCCCCGTCGGGGACTTCGTGGCGGTCAGCGCCGACGTGCCCGCGCCGATGACGAAGCCGCCCGAGGTGAGCGTGCTGTCGCCCGTGCCGCCCTCGGGCACCGTCAGGACGGTTCCGGCGAGCCCTCCGGCGCCGCTCTCGATCTGGTAGTTCGTGCCGTCCGACCAGATGCAGACGCCCCGGTTCTGGCCCAGCGCCAGCGTGGCCGCGCCGTTGATCGTCGATGTCGTCGGCGTGATGGTGACGGTGCCGCTGTTCAGGTTCTCGGCGCAGAACCACTTGTTCGCCTCGAAGCCCGCCGTTCCCGCCGCCGGCAGCGTGACCGCGATGGCGCCCGTGTTCGAAAACGTGACCAGCTTGCCCATGTCGCCGGCGGGGGCGGCGCCGGACTGCGGCGTGCCGGTCGTGCCGATGACGGTGTAGCTGGTGCCGGTCTGCGCGTTGATGCCCTGCGACGTGGCATGCACGAGGCCGCTGGTGAAGCTGGCGCCCGTTGCGTTGAGTTGGTCCTGGATGCCCTCGGAGCCGGTCAGCGTCGTGTAGAACGGCTGCGCGCGGGCCGCGCCACCGAGGGCGGCAACCAGCGCAAGGGCGCCGAGCAATGTCGTGCGGAGGTTCATGTCGGTTGCCCTATCGGTTTTCAGACCAGCGGCCCGTCGATTTGCACGGGTCCCCGAACCTGTCGTGGTCCGCCGGGAATCGGCTGCGTCTGAAGATGCCCCAAGCCGCCCTTGGTGATCCTGACGACGGTGCCGGTGATGTTGCTGGGGCTGAGGTCGGCGATGCCGGCCTCCTCGACGCGCGTCGTGCTCGGGCGCCCGCGACTCCGCGCCGACATCAGCAGCGCCATTTCCGGCACGGGCGCGCCCGGCGTGCTCGGCGGAATCATGTCCATTGCCCGCTCCTTGAGATCGTCGGCGGTCGGCGCCCCCTCGTTGCCGAGATAGGCCCAGGCGAGTTCGGAAAGCCTCTGCGCAATTTCATTGCGCGGCTCCATGTATGTGCCCGGCGCCGCGAACCAGCGGATCGTCTCGCCGGCCACGTACATGTCGTTGCCGACCTCTCCGGGGCCGAAGAAGTCCTGTTGCAGCATATAGCGTGGGGCAAGCCGCTCGGCCTCGACGCGATTCTTCCGTTCGATCGCGTCCCAGTAGCGCCGGTTCGTGTCGTCGAGCAGGCTCTGCATCTCGACCCACGCGGCGCCGCGCTTTTCGAGTTCCTCGGGCGGGATCGGCTTCACATAGCCGGGCGTCTGCTCCATCGTGGCGTTGGCGTTGCGGTTGATGGCGTTCGCCATCTCCTGCGCCAGAAGCTTGAAGCCGGCCATCAGGTCGACGCCCGGCGCCGCCACGATGCCGTTGGCGACGGACATCTCGGCGACGCGCTTCTGCACCAACTGCTCGATGGCGGCGGCAATCGTCGGATCGGACATGGCCGCGGCAATCTTCGCGGTCGCGTCGGACGCGGCGTCAGCCGCCGTTTCCTCGCCGACGCCGAGTTCGGTATCGCTGGGCGTCCAGTCGTCGTTGTCCTGCTCGGAGCCGGCGGTTTTCAGAATGAGTACCATCACAAAGTCCTTCTCAATATGCGGCCGGGTAGATCGCCCTCGTATCGTCGTCGCGGCCGGTGTTGATGCCGGCGAACGCGATCGTGCCGGCGGTGAAGCTCGACCCGGCCACGTTCAGCAGGTAGTTGAGCCGCAGGAAGCGTGGCATCGCCGCGTTCGGATAGCGCGGCGGAATCGTCATCTCGGCGATCTTGGTGCCGGCGGTCAGCGCGGACGCGGGCAGGTCGTCGGTCTGGAGCACCGTTTTCCAGGCCGATGGCGTGTAGGAAGGCGCGCCGCTGTCCACCGATTCCTGGAACTGCACCCGCAGCGTGGCCCCCGTCGCAGTGGTGAACCCGGTGCCGACGACGACCACCAGGACCGGCGGGCTCATGCCGTCGCCGATGCCGATGTCCTGACCAAACACGGCGTCCTGGACGCCGAAGTAGTTCGGGGGGGCCTGCCCGACGCCGACGCCCATGAGGTCGATCGTGAATGCGGACGGCTGGCCGGGCGCGGCGATGGCGAGAGATACGTTGTTGTCAAGGATCAGTTGCGTGTCGAGCAACATCGGGACATTCCTTTACGGCAGAGGGGCGCGGAAACGGCGCGGCTCGCAACCCGATAGATTGGGTAACGATTCGTGGTTTGTTGCTTTAAGTCACTTGTGCCTCTGTCGAAAGCAATTGGTCTTGCACGCGAATAGGCACCATCCGAAACGATGTTACCGGTTCCCCAGCATAGTCCTTGGGACCGAGCAACACGTTTCGATTCCGAATTGCCTGGATGTCCATGAAACCACGAATCACCCGGTTCGCGTAGATCGCCGGCCGGACCGTCATGCCCTTCTCGTTCCGGGCGTCGGTCTCGGTGATCCCGCTGTCGGCGCGGGCCATCTTCGGCAGCCGCAGCACGGCCTTGGAGAGCCCGGCGAAGATGTCATACGCATTCGGCCCCGCCAGTCCGCCCGCCGTCGCGTTGGTCACGTCGAGGTTGCAGATACGAAACGCCCAGCGCCAGTCCTCCACGCACAGCCCGGACATCTGGCGGAACCACGTGATCCTGGCTTGGTAGGGATTGCCCAGGCTGTCGTAGGCCAGCGCCTGCTGATCGAGCGGCGTCAGCTCCACGCCGGCCTTCATGCCTTTCGGAAACACGCCGTAGACCGAGCGCGGCGACCAGCCGATGCCCCAGATCGAGGAGTTGTTGCTCGCCACCCCGCCGCCGTTGAACACGTTGGCGGCGTTCGCCGCCGTCGATGTCTCCAGCGTGTTGTAGTAGTTCGACAGGCCGGTGAAGCTCGCCGGGTTGGTGATCGCGTTGCCGTAGAAGAACTGGCCGGCGACGGTCTGGCTGGCGCCTTCGAGGATCGCGTTGTCTTCCTCGTAGCGGAACTGGTTCCGATTCCCCGCCATTTCGATCAGCCTGAGATCGATCGTCGAGTTCATTTGCAGATCGCCGCAGTTCGTGCGGCCCTGCGCGGTCGTGGACTTGCTGCCCGGCACGCCCTGGTTGATGAAGCGCCACCAGCCCTTCGGGATGGAGGTGCGTATCGTGTAGACGTGGCCGGTGTTGGTGTTGCCCTCCTTCCAAACGAGATCGTCGTAGATCTCGTTGGCCTCGGACAACAGTTCGGCAATGTCCGCCGACTCGCCGTCGGGGTCGGTGCGCCGGGCGAGATCGACGAGGCTGAGGTATTGGCCGGTTGCCATTGAAGGGTCCTTCTCTCTCTAGTGAAGCCCGGCGTTCAACCGGCGCGAGGCTGGTAGCGTTTGTCGGCGGGGCTGCCATTGGCGCCCGGCGCGCGGGCCGGCCGGCCCGGAGGGGGCGCGGCGGGCTCGCGGATTTTCTTCATGGCGGCGGCCCATGTCGTGGTGCCGGTCGCGGTCATGACCTGCTGGAGGCGGCGTCCGATTTCCGCCATGGCGCGCGTCAGCACGGGATGGTCGCCGATCTTCGTATCGGTCAGGTCGGCGAACAGCCGATCGCGGTCGGCCTTGTCCGGCAGCACTTCGGTCCACACGCCGCGCGCGAGCGACAGCGACGTGGCGAACCGGTTGCCGCCGATGACCGGATCGTCCTCTGCCTCCGCAACCCAGTCCTTCGCCTTGCCGTTCCAGTAGTCAGCCGCCGTCCGGCTGTAGGTTTCCAGCGCCTGCTTGAGCCCGTTCGCGTGCAGGCTGATAAGTTCCTGCGCCTGCTCCTGCGGCACGCCGTACTTGGCGAGAACCTTGGTGGCCTCGGACAATTGCGCGGGCACGACTGTAACGCCGTCGGGGAGCTTGAAGTCGGCGTAGACGATCGGCTCCGGGGCTGGGGGCGGTTCCGCGGCCGGAGGCGCGGCTTCCGCAGGCGCGGGCTCGGCTTCGCCCGCGACCGGCTCGCCAGTTCCGGCAGCGCCATCGGGTCCGATGGCCGGCGCGTCGGACTTTCCGGGGCCGACCTGCCCGGCGTTTTCGACGTGGGCCGGGGCTTCGGCGGGAGCGGGAGTCGGTGCCGCGGCGGCGGGTGCCGGCGCGACCACGGACGTGGGCGGCATCGCTGGCGCGGCGGGCGCGGGGGGAGTATTGGTGTCGGACATCGGACCTCAGGGTGCGAAATCAGCGAATTTTGGGCAAAGGCCACCATCGTCGCGTTCGCGGCGGTCGTTCTGTGGGCCGTGGTTCCATGGGCTTGGCGCGTCGGCCAGCAACTCAGGGCGCGCGTTGCGCGGTGATAGGTGAGCCTAACCGCCCCGCCTGACCCTCGACGCCAGCAGCGGATCAGCCTCGTCCAGTTCTTCCCACAACTGCCAGCCGCAGCGCTGCACGCCGGCCAGCAGCCACGTGCCCTCGACATCGCGCGCCATGCCGTTGACCGAGGCGAACCGCGTTTCGAAGGCGTGCCACTTGTCGAGCAGTTCCTTGAGCCAGAGTCGGCCCTCGGGGTGCTGCATGATCGCCGTCAGGAACGCGCGGCGCTGATCCTTGGCGATTTCGCGCTTGCGGGCATCTTCCTCGCGGCGCGCGGCGGCTTCGGGGTCAAGGGTCTGCTCGATCGCCGCTTCGGCGAGGGCGATGCGATCGTCGACGGAGTCGCTCAAACGCGCGCCTTCATGGCGGGATCTCGGTGGTGTGCGGGTGGGCGATCTTGCTCTCCATGGCGTCCGCCTCGCGGATGTATCGGCTGGCGCGTGCGCGGCAATCGCGGGCTTTGGCCAATTCCGGATCGGCGGCGTGCTCGTACTGGGCGGCGAAGCGGTTGAGGAGGGCCGCGTGCTGGCGGTGGCGCCAAGCGGCTTGGCGCAGTTCGTTGCGATAGGGCTCGCTGGCGTCGGGGATGGAGAGGAAGAGGCTCACGGTATGATAATCCCCCCCGCCGTCACCTTCGGCCGCAGGAACGGCGGCAGCACCAGCAGCGGCGACGTGGACAGGCTCGTCACCCCGTTCGCTATCGTGGCCAGCCGCTCGACCTTGGGA